CACCGCCGCCCCCACCTGTCATGGCTGAAAAGAACGGATCATCCATCCTAGTAACCTCCTACATGTACCGATCGTAACCAAGTTTATAGTCTTGCCAGTGGTTGTCATTGGCGTACTGCCACATCTTAGAGGCAAAGCCACCTGCACCACCGAAGCGGAGACCATTGTCTGCAGCATACGCCGCAATCTGACGCCAGGTAGTAGGTGACACCTTGCCGTCACGACCCACATTAGCCTGAAGCATCGCACGTACCCGCTCAACAATGTTAGGAGATGATGCACCACCGCCACCGTAGCGCATAGATGCAAGACTTGCACTAGATGCGCGACTTGCCGCGTTCTGCTGGGCTTGCCATGCACGTTGTTCACGAGCCATAGCGAGTTGTCGCTGGTAAGCTTGTTCTGCCTGTTGTCGTTGAAACTCTCGCTGCTTCTCAGCTTCTGCTGCCTGGAAGGCACGAGCGGCTTCTGCAGCGTCCCAACTACGCTTAGCACTGATGTCTGACTCACGTGTGGCAAAGGCTTTGTCATAGACGTTCTTGTCAATGTCAGCCTTCTTACCGAGCAGGCTTGTCCTTGTATTAGCAATAGCAGCCTGAAGCTTAGCTAAGGCTGGGAGATATGTAGATGCAGTGTATTCTGCTTGGGCATCGGGAGCGAAGCCTGAGAATAACATGCCTTTGTTTTGAGCAGACTGGGTGATCTTATTAAACGCACGATCCTTTGCTGCGCCTAATCCCTCAATCTGTGATTGCCCTGACTTTTCGTTATTGGCAATGTCTGTGTCAATTAATTGTTTTTGAGGCTCAACCGACCTTCCATACTCGGATACCAGCTGGTTGAGATCTCGTACTACTGGTGCGGCCATTTGTTTGTTTGTATCCTATTTGTTTTAATTTTGTCTAGTTTGATTATATCACGCTACTGGTGGTACTACTACAGAGACCTCAAAGACGAACTCCTCATCGGCATTTGTTCTGTAGTTCTGTCTCCAGTCATTGACTACAAAGACTGAACACCTGATGGTGTCTGCAGATGATCTAGTCACTGTAGCGTAGACTGGCAGTGTCACGTCTTCACGGAAATAACGTAGGGTAGAGCACACTTGGAACTGTGTACCGTTCCTCCTAGAAGCAATACGCGAGCGTACTAACCAGCCATTACCACCAACCCTCCACTCCTGGAAGGCTGTGGCAGTACCGTTGACTGGGATGTATGTGCCAGCTGGGAGTTTTACAATGATCTGGTGGCTGTTAGTTTCCTTAGTGGTGGCAAAGTCTGTGACGATTTGGAAGTTATCTGGGTTATACATTACCGTAGATCCTATAGTGTAAACGCCGGTTGATAGATGGGGCTGTGGCTGTGATCTCAAGGGTGTTCACAGTGGACTCAATACCAAGGCTGTCACGACCTCCACCGAAGGCGGCAGAGACATGGGGCTGCATGTAGCCATCAATGTCTGCCCATGCCATCACCTGAGGCCTGTAGCCTAGTCTATGCTCTATAGTGTGTCTCCATGTTCCTTGATCAGGTTGCAGGTACGGTGTGTCCACGTAGCCTTGGTTGATGAGCTGTGGCTGGATGTAGTCTGTATTAACCATGAAATCGTCCACGCCTTTATTGGTAGGAGAGAATACGTGGGTGTCCCCTACGTCAGTAGGTTTGAAGGCAAACACCCTACAGTACAGGGACACATTAGCCCTATCTAGTGAGGTAATAGTCAACTCCACTACGTTCTCATTAGCCCGCACACCAACACGAGGTGAGATAATCTCACCAAATGACGGCAGGGCAGCAACTGGGCCAGAGAAATATTCAAAAGCTAGATTGAAGTTCCTATCAAATGACCAGTTGCCGAACACAAGAGGTTTGAACTTGAGACCGTGGGGGATGCTCACAGTGAGGGAGTACTGCCCGTTATTGCTGATCCTTAGGTCATCAATGATGAAGATAGTCTTATCTAGTGGGTGGTCTGAGTTGAGGTTGAAGTCGTTATACATTACTGATCAATCAACACCTTAAGGTCTTTACCTTCCACTGATGTCCAGACACCAGGTCGACCGTCACGACCTGCCACGCCAAACCGGTTGCGGTAGATACCGCTGTTCGGGTCAACAGTAGTGATACCTTTGGTGTCAATGAGGGTCATCTCCTTGCCCATGTCATTACGGAACGACTGCTGGCCTGTAGTGAAGTCCCAGGAGAATAGCAGTCCCTTCTCGCCGGCCTCATCAATATCGACACCAGGTAATGAGATCTTCATACCGAAGTCCCCACCTGGCCATCCAGACTTTTGGTAGCCCATGACAAACCGCTTTGTCTGCCCATCTGAATATGTCTGTGTCTTCAGAATAGCATTGAGGCGGTTGATGATGTCATTAATTGCTGTGATCTGCTGCTCACGTGATGCGTTAGGAGGGACTGGGTTAAGAGTCCCTCCTGATAGTGATTGTCCTAATATACCTAGGTTAGCCATTAGCGTGCCCTTCCTGATTTAATTACTGCGATGTAGCCGATGAGAAAGATTGGTGTCTCCACCCCTTTCTTTTCAAACCTGAACTGGGTGGACTTACCTCGCCCTGACATTGGAGCTGCCTTCTGTACGAGAGACACAGAACCCCAAGTCTTGCCTCCACCCCAGGTGTCGCCCCCACCCCAGGCACTACCTTCTGACGCCACAAGATAGTTCCTCATAGCTGGCTTGTTCTGCTCATCAATATCACGACCAATGAGCATGTTGTAGCGCGACTGTGAGGCTCGTAGCACTGGCCTGAACCGTTTGATACGATCCTTGGCTGAACCTGATGCGTAGATCTTGTACGGTGTCCAGTACTTGAAGTCGATAGCCTTACCCATGTCTGAGTAGCCTCGCTCCCCTAGGAACACCCAGCCTGCTCGTGAGGAGATCTCGAGCAATTCAGTGCGATCACCAATACGAGCTGGCATAGAGCCTGCTACAGGGTGTTCAGTATCTAAGAACCATTGCTGGAACACCATGTCGTACATCAGTACGCGGTCGACAAGGACAGAAGGCTTCTTAGCGTAGTGGATACGTAGCTGGTTATTATACACGCTCATAGTGGCCGTATCGAGGTTCTGGATCTTGTCTAGCTCTGGTTGTACGCGGTCAGAGATAAGCTGGTCAGACACACCATTGAAGCGGTAGATCTGGTTGTCATCAGCCATAAAGTAGATGTAGTTGCGGTCAGCATAGATGAGCTCCTGGCTCACCCCACCCTTTGTACCGACTGCCTCCTTCATAGTGAAGGTGGAGATGTCATTACCGGAGAGGATGTACTTGGTCTTAGTGGTGAATACCACAAGGTTGTCCTGGAACACTGTCCAGCCAATGATGTGGTCAGCAGACTTAGGGTTTGGTACGTAGAAGAAGTCGACAGAGCGATATGATTCAAACTCATAGAGACCTGAGAAATCCACTCGGTTCGGGTCTTCCTTTTTTACCCAGAACAGACGGTTCTTGTGGGCGATCACATGGGTTGGTGTGCCTGACATGCCACCAATCTTACTAGACCTTGTACCGTCATACCACATAGCTGGAGAGAAACCGTTACACCAGATAGTCTTATCGTCGATCTGCTCAAAGCGGTACTTGGTAGCTTCTGCTGGCTGGTTCTCTGCAATAGGTGAACCAGCGCCCACCCCTTCATCCTCGGTAAGTTCAGACAGGGTATACACACCGTTGTTGAAGGCCACAATAATCTTATTATTGCCGTTCTGTGGGCGACGCCTCGTCCACCCCTTCACCCTGCCTTCCTCGGCGACTTCAAGGTCATATGGGAATGCTGGGCCTGGCGTCCATACGTTACCTGATGTGTTCGACTTAAAGCCTCCTGTGTTGCCTGTCATACCCTTGATATGGTATAACCCAGTACCCTCATCTTGGATGTACACTACAATCCAGTATTGAGTGCCGTCCTTCAGGTAGGGGGCGTCAATGAACTTAGCTGCCACCTTGGTGTAGGTGGATGTCACACGAGAGAGGGTGAATGATGATTGAGCTATAACTTTATCAGGCTTGCCTGCCTTGTCGTCTCGGATCTCCACAAGAATCTGGCCTGCTGCCCCGTCATTACGCTTGATCATCAAGGTGAGCTTGGAGGCAATAGCTCTGATACCATAGTCATTAATCTTAAATGGTGTAGCCACCCAGTTCACCTTGTCGACAGGGATGTCAGCTTTGGCATCGTCAAAGTTACCGTGCATAGCGTCAAATGCATTGATAGGGTTGATATAAGCTTTACAACCCTTACGTGTCGACATAGCTGGCCTGTGGTCGTTTTCAGTGCGGGACTGCATACGACAGTTGATAGCGAATGGAGACTCATTCTTAGGGACAGTACGAGAGGACGCAATAAGGTTGATACCACGTAGGTCATATACCTCATCAATCGTTTGCTTGGATGTTTTAGTGATTGGTCGCTTTTTCTTAGTGATACCTGAACGCATACTTACCTCCAGCCTGCGCCGCCACGTCGGTTAGACTTCATACGAATAGGGCCAACGTGCTGCATCGCACGCGACTCATTGCGTACAAATGTAGTGATGAGGGCATCATTGTCATCAGCCTCTTGAGCAGCCTCCTGATAGTCCTCATTCATCTTCATAATCTGAACTGTCGCCCCGTTCACCACCATTTGCTTGTAGTTGTCTGGGATGACTAGCGTGGGGTTGTCCTGAGTGGCGGGAGCTGGGCGTCGTACATAGTCCAGGACAAGCGTTCCAGCCTCTGCAGCAGGCGCTGAGAGACGGATCTTATTGCCGTAGTAACACCACTCACAAACACGCTGAGGCGAGCTATTAGTGGGGTCTGGGAACGTCTCAGAGAACACTGCGTACTCTAGCCGATCGTTCCAGATAGAGTATGATTGGCTGCCTGGGATACGCACCACCGCGTTCAGGGATACCTGATGGTCTTCAGGGAGAGGAATGTCGATAGCACCAGCATTGAACGGGATGGACGCTGTGGTCTCCATGAATGCGATGCGGTTGTTGTTGAGGACTTCAGCGATGAATGAGTTGATAGCTTGATCGATGTTGTCGCCATCGTACTCGAGGTCATCGAGCTTCTTTCTCACTAATTGTCTTACTTCTTGTAATGTCATATTTGTTTCCTATATTAGTACTAGGTTTATTTTACCATATAGAAAACACCCTGATGTGGGGTCAGGGTGTTTCGCATCGATGCATTACCATAGTAGCAAAGGTTTATTGGGGTGTCAACTAGAACCGTTCCCAGTCGCCGACTGCCTCGACAACCTGCCAGTAGTCTGCGCTACTGCGGGTGATCTTGATATAGTCACCAATGAAGGCGTCCTCTTTCTTGAGACGAACCTTTTTAGTACCAGTTTGTCCGTCGAGACCAAGGAACGGGCCATCAAGGATGATCCCGACTGGATTACGTGCGCCCAGTGGGTTACCTGGGGTCACGAGAGAGCCAGTATTACGGATCGTGAAGGTCATCCCTGCGTGGGTGAATGACGGGGTTTTCAAGGTAATGTCCTTGCCATCACCTTCGACGCTGAGCACACTGTTCTTATACTGGTCAAGTGTCATATTATCGTCAACTGGCATGGCTCGCACGCGAGCGGTCTCATCAATCGGGATTTTGTAGTTATCCATGGCTACCTAGCCTCCTTGTTCTCTGCCTCCTCAGGCTTCGCAGCTTCTGCTGTCTCCTTGGCGTCTTCGGCCTCAACCTTTGCTTTCAGCTCAGCGTTCTCTTGCTCAAGGAGCGCGAGACGGGCAGCGATACCCTTCAGCTCAGCGTCTTGCTCGCCAATGTGGGCGGCAGTGTGATTTACTGATTCAACACTCTTGAACGGTACAAAGTCTGACTCTTCAGCGGGCCGCTGGAATTTGTACCCAAGGCGGGTGACAGCAGCAGCTTGAGCGTCGCCATACAATGCATCGTTCTGACAGATCATAGTATCTAGGATCTGACCTTCCTCACCCTTGAGCACATACACGCCCTCAGGGAGGAGACCCGTGCTGGAGGTCTCAGCAGAGCTGCCAGCACGCAAATTTTCTACTTCTTGATTCATTATAGAAACTCCTCGTTAATTTATTAGGCGGTTGTGTGGATTTGGATACCAGCACCCTTGTTCTTCGGGATGAAGCAGTCGTAGTAACGACGACCCTCAGCAACCCAACCATCGATACCCTGGACTTCATCGAGAGTACGGATCATGTTGAACTTAGTAGGCGCAACCAAGGTGTCTTTGTGGATCACCATGAAGGCAAAGTTCGCAACGAAGTAGCTCGATGGAGCGGTAACGATAGTAGCACCGTCAACCTGGCCAACGATACCGCTCTTAAGATCACGGTAGCTGGTGTCACAGTCACGGATGAACTCAGGATCACGCTTGAGCAGTGCGTAGAAGGTCTCAGTCATGTAGATGTAGCGACCCATCTTAGGCACCTTGCGCTCAGTAACTTTAACCTGGGCATCAAGGAGTGACTTGTAGGCGTTGGTGTTAGTAACAGCAGCCACAGTCTTAGCGCTGTTAGCAGCAGCGTACGTAGCTGCAACGTTCAAGCGGTAGATGTCAGTCGTTGGGACTGAAACCTCACGCACCTGACGCTTCACAGCCTTGTCGACCTCTTGCGCCATCTTGCTGTCTTCAAGGTTACCGCGGTCAACAGTGAAGGTAAAGGCTTTGTCCTGCGAGAGAACGAAGGTTTGTGTGCCAGTACCAAGCTCTACGAGAGCACCGAAGCGGTTCGCACCAGTACGGACGTAGTTGCTTTCCGTCACAACGTCAACGTTGTAGATAGTACAACTGTTAGCACCGTTGTAGTCCAAGCGGATGCTGTTGTTGATAATAGGCTTAGTAATACTGTCGATAGTGAATCGCTCGTCAATAGTACCAAGCACGTTTTGGGCATAGTTCTGTGCCATGTTTGTTTTTCCTTACGATTAGCTTAATAATCGTCAGACGCAAAGTATGCGGCTCGATCGTACTCTGCAGGCTTCTGTGTTTGCGTGATAGAAGCACTGCGAGGCGATGCAGCTGCAGCCTGACTTTCTTTAGCAATTCGTTCCCGCTCAGCGCGGGCAGCTTCAGCTTCAACAGACGACAGGTCGGGTTCAGTGGCAAGGCGAGCTTTCGCTAGCATATACCAATCGCCCAGATTATCAGGGTTTGTCCAAAAGTCGTAAGCAGCGCGCCCGCCCTTATCAATTTTTTCCTTAAGGATTTGGCCCATCATATCAGCCTGTTCGCTCGTCACGTTATGCTCCTGGAAGAACTCACCGCGGAGACGGTTCGCACGCTCTTCGTAGAACATGCGCTCCAGTCGGTTTTGTTGTTCCTGATATGGATCATACTCGCCGTCGCCTTGCTTATCATATGGCTCTGGTTCAACTTCACGTAACGTCTTTTCGACGTCATGTCGTGCAGTTTCACTTTGCCGTGTACGCGTGTATTCACGCTGGCTGTCGCGGATCTCTTGGTATAACTCACGCTCCCTATCCGTAGTAGGAGCAGAGCGGCCCGTCTTAGCAGCCCATTCGTCAAGGTCACTGTCGAAGGTAGGAGTGCTCTCTGCCACCTCCTGCTGTCCGTCGACTTCAGGGGTCTCAGATTGCGTTGATGTATTTTCCAGGTTGTTCTCCGCAGGGAGAGTCTGCTGGTCTGTCACTTCCGCCTGCGGAGCGTCAGTGGTTGTAGACTCATTGTCCATCTATTTTTCCTTTGGCTTTTTATTTTTAACGATTGCTAGCTGCAACTAGCAGCTTCACCAAGAATGATATCAATTATTTATTCTTTGGTCAATATAAGATATCAATTGCTCGATCCCTTTCGCCTGGTCGAGCTCGCTACACCTCTCTTCAGGAGAGAGACGGTACTCCTCATTGATCTTATTACCATTGCTGTCGACACCATTCTGGCGCATGCCCACACCGTCTCGTGCAATCTTGTTGTGATAATCAACGAAGCGGCGAGCTTTCTCGAGGACATCAAGAAGTGCAGGGTTGGTCTTATTGGCTTGGTAAATAGCCTTCACTCGCCTGGCCTCATCTTCACGCTCCTTGCGCTTTCTATTATGGGCCTCGATGATATGCTTACGCCGGTTCATTTCATCGATGTCTTCTTGTGGTATTTGCATGGATTGCTCCTTTCTTTATTGTTATTTCTTTGGGTAAGGACGCTTACCCTCTGGGATCTCACCAGGGTGGTCATTCACCATCGGGTTAATACCGTCTTCTGCCGCCGCTTGTGCCTGGGCCAGAGAGGCCATATCTTTCTCCGACATTCCGATTAAGTCGTCGCCACTCGGCTGCTCTAAGGAATTCCCGCCTTGCCCTGCCGGTGAGCCCTGGGACTGAGCCATGGATGTGGACTGGTTTGCCAAGCCTTCTACTGGCGAGCCATCCGCGTGGAGAGTTGGATCGAGCCCATCCACGGAGCGTTTGGCTTGCAAAATCCCGTTCACTTCCATTTCCTTGAGGTGGCTCGGGTCTGGCTGCAGCTCCAGAGCCTGTTCGATCTGGTACTTCGTCCATGGTGATGCATCCTTGTAGTTAATAGTAATGTGCTCGTATGGATCACGCTCCTCAGGTTCAGCAGGAGGTGCAAGCATAGCGTTGAACTTCTCATCAGTAAGATCTGGGTCATTCTTCTGTAGGAAGTAGCGAGACAGCTCGATCTGATCAAAGATTGGGTTGCCAAGCATGAGCTCCTTGTTCTTTTCGTCACGCATGCCCACTTCGATCTCTTTTTGCTTGAGAGTGCTGTCTAGCTCAACATGAGCCTCCCACTCACCATCAAACTCGTATGGGTCGTAGTCATGGAAGTACACACCACGAGGGCCAACAATACGGACAGTAGAACGCTTCGTAACGAATACCTGGATGAGTTTAAACAAAAGAGATCCAAGCTGTGCGTACCCTTCAGACTCCATGTTTGCTGTCTTGGTGGCAAAGCGGGTATTTGCCTGGTTCACCTGGTTCTGGATCTCAGTGGCAGTAGCCGAGCCCTTCTGTTGAGCCACACCCTGCACCGCCTCATCAGCTGCAGTGGCACGACGCATACGCTGGAGAACTGCGAGCTTCTTGTTCTCGAGGTCACCAGAGAGTTGAGGGCGTTCAATCACACCCATCGCATTACGAGGGATTGGGTACACAGCACCTGGAATAGTCTCAATCTCGGTTGCAAAGTCTGCATACTGCGGGTCGACCCAGTACATTGGAGTATTCTGGTAGGCGTTGTTGTCAATATCCATCGCCTCGTAGTCATTCACAAGCTCATTGTCGCGGTAGATAAGCTCCATCTCACCAGAGCCGTAGAACTGCGACACGTCTACGTAGTCGCGAAGGACGGCAAATGGAAGGAATGGCTCAATAGCCTTGAGTTTTTTCTTGGTGGGGACTTCTTTACCCTCATATTCTGTTGTGCCTTCCACGGTCTGCTCATCCCGTTGACACCAGGTAGGAGCGGAGAACACAATCTTCTTGCGGTTCGCTACCTCATAAATGCGGCCAGTATCGAGGTCGTGCATGAGGATCATATACACCTGGTTTTTTGGTGCTTTCTCAGACAATGTGGAGTTAGAGAACATATCCTTAAACTCCTTGTCCATGCTACTGTTGGCGTTCTCACCTTCCTTGTCGCCCTCTGTAGTGTAGAGCCCAGCGTCATCTAGACCGGTGTACTTAGGTACAAACTTATCTTTTTTGGGGTCGTAAATCTTCTGACGCTTGAGGTCATCAATGTTAGCCAGGTAGTGGAAACCTGCGTACCGTGCGTCGTGCATTGTTTCAACCAACCCGGTAGAGGTTGGGTCAACAAAGAAGTCACGCAGAGGAATATTCTGGATTACGGGGCGGCCCTTGGCCCAGGTGACGTATAGGACACCAGTGCCATAGAGCAATGACTCGCGCACCCATTCCTGGTTCTTGAGGCCCATACGGTTCACGAGCATGTAGTAGTCAAGCATGTTGTTGAGGACATCAGTGTCATCCGACTGCTCTTCATTAGTCTTAGTAAAATGAAACTTAGGTAGCCCACCCGCTAGGTTAGCTACGAGAGTTTCAATAATAGTGTGGGCTTCACGCACTGATGGGTCTGAGATACCATCATAGTTACGAATAACTCGCTTGCCCTTATAGACTTTGTAGCACTTGTCCCATAGAGGGCGTAGGCCATTGTCCACATATTTCTTTGCAGAGTCGAATCGCTCTAGGATATCATTAAGATTAAGCTCACCGGAGGCTTTATCGTCCTCTGTGAACCGCTCGTGATCGTCTTCTGCGTTCAATGGCTTTTGCAACTCCGCTAGCGCCTTGGTATTTCTGTCCGGTTTTTGTTGTTCTTGTGGTGGCATTCCTGTACCTTTTTACTGGTTTTTGTATATATTTTGCTGCATATTCCGTGTTATATGGTGACCAATCTGCCATTTGTAGGGCGATAGCAGTCGACATCACCACGTCATCGTGTTGCCCCTGCTGGGCCTCCATAGCACCGTTATCTTTTCTAATGTAACTCATTGCTTCACGGATGAATACAATGTCTAAGTCGATTATATCACCTTCTCGAATAGAACGCTGCAATTCAGAGATCATAATAGGCTTAGTCTTCTTGTTTGTCTGCCAACCAAACTTAGTAGTGCGTACCTGGAATTGCTCATCTTCTGCCGTCTCACGCATATATAGATTGCGGTAGAACATGTTACGCAGCTTGGCAGCAGTGGCAATACCATGGTTGTTGATCTCCACCCCTACGAGGGCAGTATTGTAGTACGTACCAATATTAAACACGATCTCACCAAGCTGGTCAGGGTCAGCGTATCCACGCCAACGCGCCACAACCTTGCGGGCTAGGACATCAAAGACAGTAATCACAGAGAAGTCGGCTTCCTTACCCGATGACGCTTCAACCTCGATACCCTCTGACACGTCCACGCCAATCACATACTTGCGTGAACGATCAACATCCCACCACACACGTAGTGGTGTTGGATCATTATCACCTACCCGACGTATCTCAATGAACTTGATACGCTCCATACCAGTCTCTGGGTCGACAACCTTCTTAATATCACCGCACATATATGGGTGAGTCTTCTGCGCATCCACCGCAATACGCTCCATCTCCTGGAGCATGGGGACATCAAAGACAGGCCGACCAGATGCAAGGAACGCTTCCTCTGGGGTAGAGGGGTATTCCTGGTAGAACTTCTTAGGATCAGTGCGAAACTCCTTCTTTTTTAACCTGCGCCAATAGATCTTACGAGGCCATGACGCACGGTCGTACCCCTCATGCTCAAACAACTTGTAGAGCGCCTCCTCCTCAGCGTCTAAGTCGCCAAGATCATCATCAATAATGTTAGGTGTCTCATACTCATTGTGTGAGTGCCATGGGAAAAATACTGGGCGGAACTGTGACTCACCCCGTTTGGCTGCATTCCACTCATCGTAATAGTACCCACCAATACCATTGGCAGTGGACTCCAGGAATATGAAGGTCTCCGGGGCCATTGGTACGGCCTGTACCGCAGCAGACGTGACGTCTGCAGAGTCATCCCAGAAGGCCACCTCTGAGCCGTGCAGGAACTTAATCGTACTAGAACGCCCCTTACCCTCTGTAGCCACCATCGTCTTAATCTCAGACTGTAGCCCGGGCGATGGTAGGTTCTGTGCATCGTATGTCTTCTTGACTTCGTCAGAGACATCAAAGGTAAGGTCTTGCTTTGTGTTATATTTCCGATCAGGCTTGAATGACGGGTGAGAATACTCATAATACCGACGGAACATCTCATAGAGGTTCTTCGTGGCTTCCTTTTCATGAGCAATAATCACCGTAGTGGTGAACCGGTGGGTAGATGTCCACCAGTACCCCATCGCCTCAATCAATGTAGACATACCCATCTGACGAGCCTTCAGCACAATATACCGAATAGGACGCCCCGTAGCGAGATCCTCTGCCACCATCTTGATAAGCTCCATCTGCTCCCAGTTCAACACATCATAGAATGGGATTAGCTGGTTAGAATACTTATCACGAATCATGAGATTACGCTCACAAAACAGAAGAAAATCCCCCGCAATAAGCTTCACCGTTTCACGGATCTGGTCGTCAGGAGAGAGGAGGTAAAAATTGGGGATACTATTTACGATCCTCTCCCGTGTCTTCTCACTAAGCTTTGGATGCTTCGCCATTGATTTCCTTCAACATCTTCTCATGCTCTTTCTGTCGCTTCGCTAAAAACCGGTTCTTAGACTCCACCCGTAGAGGGTGCAACTCGTTGAACGCCTCCACAAGCAACTGTGACGGCCGATCAAGAGGCCCAAGCCCCATCATATGAGCATTCACCTCTGTCGCCATAATAGCCGAAGCGTGCTTCAAAGCAATGTTACAGAACATACTGAAATTCTGAATACTCATATACGTCTCAAAATTATCAGCATAAATACCCACATAAGCATCCTTCACCTTCTTGCCCATGTATTTGGCCTTCTTCTGAGGGCCGCTCTTAGTCTTCCTAGAACCATACAGAACCTTCGAAATATCCTTCTGGCTCTTAATAAACTCTGGCGTCAGCCCATATTTCTCATACAAAGTTCTTACCATCTAAACCGCCTCCAATCGAATCTTAACGTAACAATAAACAAATGCACTGCGAACGTGTGCTGATACTCCCCGCAGCGAGGGAATCGCTTATCAGGTCGCGTAATAAGCCGCTTGCCGTAAGCAACCAGGGCATCAGGTAGAATACCATCAACCACTGGAGCATACAGATCAAGCCAATTAGGAGTCACTCTCACTGTCTTCCTCCTCACGTGGCTGCGGATAATACAATTTAAACTTAGCCTTCCGCCACGGTGTATTCACCTTGGACTTAATAATAGTCGCCTCAATGAAATGCCCAATGAAATTCCCAGCCTGTGTGTCCTTCGTGGTGCGACCAAACCGCCACGACTTCATAGTCTTCAGGGAGATCATCAGCGAGGCAGCATACGGCACTGCCATACCGCCAGGAGTGTATTTCTGCGGCACATAACTACCAATCACCTCCCGCTCCTGGTTGATAATCACTAAGGCAGTATCGTTCTTAGCCAACAGAATCGGTAGCACCCGCATCATCTTATTCACCATCTTAGCCTTTTGCCCAATATTAGCGTTGGCAATATTGTCCTCAGCCTCAGTCTTCGTAGTACAAGCAGCTAATGAATCAAAGATAATCATATCATACGACCCATCCTCTGCAGCCTCCTTGATAGCCTCATAAATATCCTCTAGGAAGGCCGACTTGTTGTACAGAGTGAAATTAGCAGGGTTAAGCTTCAGAGCAATCAACAACTCAGGGTTCAGAGACGCCTCAGAATCCACATAAAACACCTTCTTATCTCGCAGCCCAGCCACCATATTAAGCGCAAGAGTGGTGTTATGAGTCACAATATAGTCTTCAGAAGCAACGTAGAGGTTCTTAGGCCCATCAACCCAAATGCACCGTACTTGCTTGGTCTCGCCCGTCTTTTTTACAGACAAAATACGCCGAGAAATAGCCGCTGGTGGAGTATATTTAAGATACTCCTTAGACTCCAGGAATGGGTTGTAAGGCAATACAAAGGCAATATACGATGATCCCTTGAGATGCTCTGTAGACGTGATCGTACCACCAAGCGAATAGATGATCTTACAGAACTGCGCACGCTTCTTTTCACTATGAATAGACACGTAGATCATACCATCCACACCAACAGAACCAATGGAGGTAATGACATGGTTGATGAATTCATACCGAGACCAATTATCAACTATTGTCCAAAACTCAAACATAGAGGAAGGGGTGCTGTCATCAACAAAGCGACTAGCAACATACTCAGGAGACTCCCCTGGGCGGTTCTCATACATGACAGACGACACCACAGGCAGACAACTCCCCCACAGATGACGTTTCTGGGCTAGTTCCCGGGTTTCAACAATCTCCCACGGAGAGCTAGGATCTTCCTTCCGAATCATCCACAAGTGGTCTCCATCGACCTCAAGTGATGTACCACCAGAAATAGAAACTCTGTATGTAGGCAATTCACCCCGATCATACACCCCAAGCACCTCGGCAGGGTTACCGTCCCAACCGATGACATAATCACCGGGGTTGATATCCCCCATACGCTTTGTAGCGCCATCTGCCATAGGGATGATAGAGTCCACTGGCTGGCCCTTCCCTGTAGCATACGGAGCTTGTAGCTGCGTCACACGACCCCTCGGTATCATAGTGAGCGCATCAAACGACGGCACTCCCGTAGATATCCACTTCACCTCATCCACCCCCATCTTCGTAAACTCCGCTAGGGCTGAACTAGCGTCATAATCAATATCCTTAATACGCTCAAACGGGTTGTCTTGGTCTATAGATTTAGCCATATAAATCCTTTCATGTAAATGTATTACTAGTAGCCTATGAGAATCGTCGTGAGACGTGCCTGAGAGGCTCTGTGAGACGTCTAAATGCATAAAATGCATGTGTATACGTCTATCCCGGGTGCCGTCCTGTAGCGTCACGAAGGACGCTTGTGGGACGGTCTGGGGATGACTAGAGTATATACCATCGAGAGGGTAGTAGTCTAGAGGGTGTCAGGAGGTAGGGAAGTAAAAAATTGGGTGGAAAAAATTTTGGCAAGGGTATTTGGTGGGACTCCAGAGTGAATAAAATGACGGCCGTGTTCCGCATTCGGGAAACTCACAATATAATCTGGTGTCAGGGGGAGGGCGACGCACCGCTTCCGTTCGGGGGGTACCCGGCACCCCTCCCCCCCTAGGGGAGCCCCAGCACGCACGCACAGACACCAGGGGGAGTGAGCGAGCGAGCAGCGTACGGAATGACACATGCATTAGGTATCGCACAAGGGCATTGAGAGGCCGTAGGATCGTGTAAGGATATGGGAGATGAGGTATAACTCATGTTGGGTAATGATTGCATACTTCCGATAATGGAGATTGTACGAAGTTAAAGCCTCTAACAGGGGTAGAGTGTATGGAGATGGCGATAGAATGGGTGATGATGCGGTAGATTACAGTGGTTGTGTAGCAGTCAAGCCCCATGCTCGTCAAGCAACTTAGCGTGTAATATTTACAATTTGGTGCATGATTCACGTCTAACGTGCGTGTGACATTGGGATTTAGCTTATTTTATTCATAGTTCTTAATTTGTTTAGTTCGTTTATTCATTTGCTACGTTCATTATATTCACTATGTTCATTGTGTTTGTTAGTTTATTGGTTGTTAGTTCTTGGGTAATTGTGTTTGTTGAATCTATCGTGTTTGTTTATGTATTTGCTGTTAGTTCTTGGGTTGTTGTGTTTGATCAATTAGATTTAGCTGATTCATCTAATGTATTAGTTTATGTATTTGTTGTTAGTTTGGTTTGATTGGATTCATCTAATGAGTCTAGATTGGTTTTATTAGCTTGGTTAGTCTTGGTTGTTGATTCATCTAACGCAGTTTATCTAGTTGTGTTGGTTATGTCTAATGTGTTGGTTGTTGTATGTGTGTAGTTAGTTGTGTATGAGGGGCGAGCTAACTACCAGTACTATGTATTACAAGGCAGTGAATAGTAAGTATTAGACATCAGGGGGATATGAGTTATCCACAGGGCTAACAGTGGTGATGATAAAAAGTCAAAGAAAGTAGCCAAAAGGGGTTGAAAAGGAGAGCAAGAGAGAGTACTATACAGACAGAACAAAAGAGAACGCAAGGAGACAAGAACAATGGAACTTATCACACAAAAGACAATGAACGATCTCAAGGGCTTTGCCAAGATGTTGGATGACACAGAGCACATGAACGGTTTAACTCTCAAGATCTACAGTACATTCATCCAAGATTATGTAACAGTGTGGGCAGATCAGATCGGTTGGGATGGTGTGACAAGGCGATTGAATAATCCAGCGAGCGGACTCTACAAGCAAGTACATAAGCTAATCAACTTGATCAACAACGCAGCTAAAGCGGATGGTTACGCTACATGCCTAGAGGTAGATCCAACGGATCACTACGACTACATCGCTAACGCTTTAGAACAATTAGACTTCTAACTATCAATAACAAGGCAACTATAAAGGAATAAGGAACAAAGCAATGAACTTTTACTACATCAACACCACAACTGAATATGATGAGGTTATGAACTGGAACGGTGAGGCGTTTATTGAGTACAGCGCAGATGTTGAAGGCATCAAGCAATATGACAACATGGAGCAGGCGCTAGCCGCTTGGGATGAAGCTATCAAGGTAGCACGAGACATGAACGCACAAAGCGTATACATCACAAAGGCTTCGGTGGCGCTGGAGACAATGACGGTTAGCGACAAGGTAGTAAAGCGTATCAAACTTAAGGGCTACAAGACAGATAAAGAGCACTTCGAGCTAATGCTAAAGCTTACCAAGAAAGCACGGGGTGATTACTTGATCAAGCATCGTGACATTATCGAGGAGTATGTAACAGTTTGGGCTGATGGTCGGCACTGGGGACAAGTGACTACTGAGCTTGAGGATGAGAATAGCACCATTTACAAGCAGGTTAATGCGCTTATCTTGATTACCAAGGACAATGCTTACCAAATATACAAGACAGATATATCTGAGTTGAGCAAGGAAGCTCGTGAACTGTGTGTGTTCAAAGCTTTGGCCTTCATGCAGGTAGAGGACGCCAAGCAGATGAAGCGAGCAACTACACAGTACGGCGTCAATTGGGGTTTGGTATTCTAGAGCGAGGCTACATGGGGTTAGGGCATCAGTGAATAGCTGGTGCTTTTTCCTTTGGTGTCTAACGCAAATAACCACACATGGTGGTGTGGGGCAAAAGGCAATCATACATATTATGGGTGATATGTATGTGATTGATCGAATTTGTATAGGTTATGACTTCTACCAGCGTTTGTGCACATTGGCATCACCTCTTTGCATGTATTCGCGGATGATGTCG